GCAAAATTAAATCACTCATCTTCTTCACTTTCTTTTAGCAGGTCTAGGAGGTGACGCTCTGCAATGGCCAGACCCGAAATAAGCCCGCAGAGTTTTTGATATTCTTCGAAAGAGCGGCATGCACCACCAGCCATATCATCGGCATAGTTGTTCATGTCGGTGCGTAATTTTTCGCGCAATACGCGTGCAAAGTCTTGGATCATTGTTTACCTTTGTTGGCCTCTCGCCTTCTCATAGCAAGTTCGGCTTTGTGTTTAGCAATATCGGCACCGGTTTGTATGCCGATCTGTCTGTCAGCCGCGGCAGTCTGATTTCTGTGTTTTGCAACATCAACAATCGTATTGAGTGCGGCTTGTTTCTCTTGTGTATCGATTTGGTTTTTGTGTTTGGCCATATCGATACCGGCTTTGTACGCACCTAGCTGTTGATCGCCAGCTATTTTTTGTTGCTCTAAGGCTAGTTTTGCTTGAGCAATTTGCGCTTCCATCTGGGCCTTTTGGGCTTTGATTTGAACTTCTTGTTGTGCAATTTGCAGTTCTTGCTGTTGCATCTGTAGAACTGGGTCTTGCGCCTGTTGCTGGGCTTGCTGTTGTGCAGCCATTGCCTGATGTTGTTGCGCAACTTGTTGCGCTGCTTGGGCTAACATTCCAGACAATGCAGTCTCCAGCTGTGGAGTCATCTTTGCATCTTCGGGAGGCATTGCCATTCCGAGTTGCTCCTCTACCTGCTGACGATACATATACCCAGCATGTTCGCCCATATGCGCCTGAAGAGCCGCCATGATTTGATTGGCTTGGGGATTCTGACCAATAATCGCCATGATCATTGGATCTTGCATCATCGACTGATGAACCTGAATATGCGCCTGATGATTTTGGAATAAGAAAGCCTTTAGCGGCTTGCCCTTAAGCGCCGCTTGGTTTTCAGATACAGGGTCCGTAGGTTTCTGATCATCTGGTAAAGGTACGAGTTTGTCCGCATTTTTAATTCCTAAAACATCTAACATTGAACGGTGCAATTGCGGGAGATCATAAATCTGTGGCGCCATCTGGGCCATCTGTATCACAGCTTGATACTGCACCACTCTCTGAGAAAGAGTAGCCGCGTTAGGATCAGAAACCGGAATAATGTCTACTTTATAGTAATCAGCTTTCTTAGACTTCCTTCCGCCATATTCTGGGTCATAGGTATAGTCTGGGTCTGTGTAGTCTCGAATGATATTCTTAAGAAGTTTCAGCTCCTGCTTTAAGGCAAAGTGTGTGCGAGCCTGCACTGCACTCAACACCTTTAGCTGTCTCTCAAGTAGAGCTAAAGTAGTTCCAACTGGTGTCTGGGCAGACATGTCGGACACACTCATATCGGCAGTAGCAGCAAACCTGCGGCCTTCTTCTACGATGTTATTGAGTAGTGTATAAAGAACTTGACTTGGTTCTTTGTAGGGTAAGGGTAATATAGAGTCGCGGATATTTCCTGACGCTACATCTACATCCCTGAATTCTCCCGGAGCAATTGGGGTATCATCGCCCTTAATGCGAAGGCCCCTGGACTTGAGTCCCCCAGGCAAGTTTGATAAAGTTCCTGCATCAATGAGCTGTCGCATGATGCTAGTGGCAGATTTAGCAAACCCGCCAATGAGGTGGAAGAGCCCGAACCCATAAGCGCCAAAGCCGGGTATGTATTGGTAGTGGACAAAATGCTGTCTCTTGAGCCTGAGTTCGTCGCCTTCATTCCAGTTCCTCCTTACGGATAAGATATCATGAGTACCCTTAATTAAGGTCACGACATAAGGAACCATAATTCCAGTTTCGTTACCTTCGTCATCAACATCCTCAAAACCATCCAATTCAAGATCAACGTGGCACTCATAAAGAGTATATCGTTCATCGTTCAAATCGCTAAATCCAGTCTCCTTGTCTTTCGCCATCTGGATATCTTCTCGCGAACGACTAGGATCGGGTAACTCTATATCACGGTAAAAACCGGCATTTTGTAACTTGACAATCTCATTCTTGGTCTTTCTCATGACGTGCGTCACTCGATAGCAGGTATCCATATCTGTAGTCCCGTAGGGAAGAATAATATCTTCGGCAGGGATAAACATTGAAACCTGGCGTCCTAGATTGGGATCGTAATACACCTTCTTAAACGCAGAACCAGTCGCTGGCAAAGACCAAAGCATCCTCTCATGTTCTGGCCTAAATTCTTTCATAACCTCCGTCAATTCGTTATTCATGTCATCTTCGACATTGACGGCTATCTCTTTCATTTGTGGGGTTTCTTTACCCAGTAGCTTAGTACGAACCGGGCCTTGGGCTGGGAATGTTTCCGTGATCATCTCAGACTGAAACCTGACCACTGCCTCTGTAATCATGGGGTGGAACACTCCTGATGCGCCATCCCAGGGTTCTGTTCTTTCTTCTATATGCAGGCCGAGTAATTTAAGGCCCTCTGTATACGCTTTCTCCCAGTCTTTCCTGGAGTTCTTATCTTGATCAATACTTCTGTCTAAGTCACCGGCCAATGTGGATAGCGCAGCTTCGCTTATTTCTTCTGCTAAATTATTGCTAAATCCCTCTTCATCACCTTTTTCCATATCAACCTCAAGATCGCCTGCTTTAATATGGACCGCTTCGGGATCTACGATTTCTATCTCCACAGGTTCCTGGTCTTGAGCTAAACTTTCTAGTCCAGCTGGGGCTTGGTTAAGTGATTTGTCTATCATGATATTCCTTAATAATAAGCAGCTCTGCGACGATAACTAGACGGCTCGTCTTTTTCGTCAGAATTTAGTGACAGAAACCCGCCCTTCCTGAATCTTAACAATGCTTGGGTTGTTGAGTCCACTAAGTCATCGTGATCTGAATTGGGGAATGCGGCCAGTTCTTCAATTACTTCATCCGCCCATCTGGTGGGTGGCGCCCAGACCTTTCCGCTTGCAAAAAGATCAGACACTGAGTTAATCCTCACCATCTTATCATTTCCCCTGCTGGGCGTAAACTCTTGCACCGGGATACCCATCGCCCTTAATTCATAAATAAGAGGAGCTCCAGAAGCCTTCGCCTCTACGATAAACGCATCTGGCTCCCAGTTTCTGTACTCTTCTAATGCTACCTGCTTAAGCTCCGGAAACTCCATCCGTCTTTTAAATGCATCTAATAATATTACATGGGGATCTCGGACGTTCTCGTTAAGATAAAACACACCCCAAGTCGTACAAGCAGAGTAGTCGCTTCGTTCGTTCTTGGTAAAAGCCGTATCCCAAGACTGAATAATATACTCACATACAGGAACATTATCTTCCCATATCTTCCACCATTCTCTCTTGACGATAGCCCCTTCCTCCGAGGTAGGGGACTGCATGTACTGAGCATTCCATTTTGCAGCGGGGAGTTCGGACTTGAGTGCCAGCAACTCCTCTAGCCGCCAAAACTCTGGCCATAGGGGATTCCCGCTCGGCATAATTGCCGGAAGTTGAATAACCTCCCACTTCTCTCCATCCCTATCAATTATGGATTGGATGATTTTTCCGGTTAAATCTTTCTTCGCCCATCTGGTCATCACCACCACAATAGCCCCGCCTGGTTGTAGACGCTGACGAGGTCCGGATGTGTACCACTCATAAACTTTATCAAACACCGTTGGGTCTCCGGCCGCTAGAGCTGCTTCCTGTTCCGAATGCGGGTCATCGATAATAAGAAGGTCAGCTCCTTTACCTGTCACCGTTCCGCCAACACCGATCGCAAAGTATTCGCCATTCTTATTCGTACTCCATCTTCCAGCGGCCTTACTATCCGACCTCAGATTCACAAATGGGAATATCTTATGGTATGTCTCAGAGGCTACCAGGTTCCTCACCTTACGACCGAATCCAACAGCCAACTCGGCAGTATTGGATGTTTGGATAATCTTCTTCCCCGGGTATTTACCCAGGAACCAGGCGGGCAGCAGAAAAGACGCAAACTCAGACTTGGTGTGCCGAGGCGGCATGTTAATGATCAAACGCTTTAACTTACCACTAGCGATCTCTTCAAACTTCTCTGCCATTAACTCATGATGCCGACCGTGTATAAACCCAGGCCACATCTCCGACACAAACTGCATAAAGTCATCGGCGGCTTTCTCTACGTTGAGGCTCTCCTTGTACACCTCAAACATATCCCACATCTCCTCCGCCAACTCCGGAGGCATGTTCTGTATCGCCGCTTCCATCTGCTCTACATTCATTCCAAATCCCTAAACTTAATATACACAGGCAGAACACTTCTGTCCTTATTCGCGAGTTTCTTACAAACCCCCAAATTACACAAGTTTCTAATCACCCTCACCAAATTCGCCCGACCCTTATCCCCAGTCGCCCGCATAATGTCCTCGTAAGAAGGACCATACCCAAATTTCTTCCAATGCTCATCTATTACCAAAAACACATTCCTCTCTTTAGGCGTCATATCCATCTCCATACACTCCGTCTCCGATAA